CCCGTGGTAAACTCTGCTCCACCCGGAACAATCGGTATTCCCCTTACTTTGTATGATCCTAAATCGCTCATTTTTTATCTCCTTTTAGCCCCCGAAGGAACTATCTGCAGGGGAGGTTGTGTCCTCCCCCACAGTAGGTTTAAGGGTTAAGAAACCACGTGGCCGTAGATCCAGCGCCATCCTCTGAAACCGCAAGCGATTCTGAAGTAGACGGAGGCTTTCAGGCCCTTTGTCTCGTAGTCAATCATGACTTCCTTCTCGTGCATGATCCTGTCAATCCACAGTAAGTCCTGTTTCATGAGGTCTTTATCGACCATGAACCAGTTGTTCGTGTCCGTATCATCGAGCCGTGGATAAACGATGATGTCATACCGTTTGTAGTGGGGGTTTGCGTTCCCCTCTGCGGTATCAAGACCCGATACTGTGTTGACGATCTCAGCCGCCGTGTCAGCCAGGTTATCAGGAACGACAAGGGCAAGGTTGTTGCCGACATCGATCCTCTCACCGATTGAGCTTCTGAACTGTCCCATGGCAATCCTTGTAGATGCCACAGCGCTCTTGCTCAGGGCTGAGGTTCCGGAGTTGTCAAAGCCAGATGCCGTTGAGACGCCTGCTTTTGTGGTGTGTGAGCTGTTACAGAGGGAAACGCCCTCCTCGCTGGTCATGAAGTCAAAGGCTGAGCTAAAGGCGTTCTGGAACGTCCGTGCTCCATACTTCTCTTTCACCCTTCCTGCTGACCTCATCAGACCTCCGGCCTGCTCACTCATTACGTTGTACTTCTTGTCGTCTACGAACTTCCTCTGGAACTGCAGACCGCCGAGAAATTCCTTCGGCTCGATCTTGGTGTGGTACCCCGGAGCTACAGACAGGTACGTGACCTTGCCTGTGCTTGCCGGAATGTCCGGTACTGATCCCGTCTCAAAGAACTCTTCCCACGCTGAATCCGAGGGCAAAGTCCTGTAGAAAGTCGGAATCATAGATTGTAGTTCGCCGTACTTCTCTTCTTCTTCCATCACTTCCCTGAGATCGTTTACCATCAATCTCTGGAATTGAGCTGCTGTAATTATTGCTGGCATGTTCTATGTCCTCCTTTCCTTAGGCTCTTGCCACACCGAAGTGTGTAGCACTGAACATAAATGTTGCTGTTTCTTTGCCCGCTTCTGCGAGATTAAGCTCAAGCACTACCAGCTCAAACGTGTTTGTGGCAGATGTCAGCCCTGAATTTAAATACAGTCCAGGCCCGGCAATGTACGTATCTGAGCGACCCTGCTTGATTGGAACCCTCACAAATGTATCGCCAATAGCGACATCGTAAGGGAATGCTACGGTTACGTCAGGAGCGGTTGTACTTGTATCGTTCGTGGTTCTGTACAGGCCTGCGTTTGCTCCTGTTCTGCAGTAAATCGTGCAGTTGTTTGCCACAGGAGTGAAATCACATGCTCCTGTTGTACCGGCTGTGGTATATCCAGTTGCGCTCCCTGCGGTATCAGTTACAACCGTTGTGGCTGTTCCGTATGCCGCATTGTAAATCGGGCCCTGCAGTACAGTGGTTGGGCCAATGACCTCAACCTGTACAAGGGGCTGTGGGTCTCCTTTTGCGTACATACCTTCTGCTCCGAAAAACCCGGAAGTTATACGTGCTGTCTGTAGTGCCTGAGTCAGTACGCCTGAGATAGACTCAAGGCTCAGACTGCCGACTGTCGCGTATGTCGGTGTCTCGTTGTTTGTGCCGACTACAACGCCGAAGGGCTGTTGAAAATTAGTTGTATCAGCCGTTCCAGCAGGAACAGCCAAAGGCACAACAGTACCCGGAGTCGCCGCTTTTGACGCCGCACCCAACGATACAAGCTGACCGACATAGTACGTGCTTGAGCCGTCAGTAGCGCACCAGATAGTTCTGATCGTATTCTCTACAACTCTAAACATATCGTTAAGTTCCTTTCTTTTAGATTTAAGGGTACTCGCCCTTCCAGTTCAGTGAACCGCAGAAGGAACACCCTGTCCCCCCGTCAGAGCATCTAATTGCGTTCGTCACCCCTTTGGGATTGCCGTCCGAGCCATTTTCCTGTGCGGTATGTCTGTGACCGGGGCCACCCAATACGGCTATCCCTGCCTCTTGTCCGTAGTCAGGGTTGTCAGGATAATCCTCGTAGGCTGTGCCGGATGGTGAGTCTGCTCCTCCGAGAGCCTGTTTTCTGGTATTGTTTATCTGTCCACAATACCAACATCTGAACAAAACACCGCTGTCCAAGCCATTGCCACGGTCAGGGTCGCCGTAAACGGGGATAGTCCTGCTCATCTTTGGCACTTTTGGAACTCTGTGTCTTGTTAATCTGCCCATTTAAATAATCTTTCCACCCGCATAAATAGGGTCTTTACGGGACAGCAGTTTCTTTATCCTCTCAGGACTCATGCCCCTCGCTTCAGCATAGGCAAGAGCCTCCTTGCTCAGCACAACCTCCTCCTCCTCCTTTACGTCGGTCTTGGAGGGATTGCCAGCCGGGGGCAGGTTCTTGTCCTGCTTTAAATTCGGCCTGAGTTTCGGTTCGGCTATAACGCTCTTAAGTGCCCTGGCATAGTTCTTAGCCGCGGCTTTTGACGGATCGTCGTGAGACCGGACATTAAATTCAGAGCCGTCCTTCGTCACCATTTCCACTACCTTCAGGTGGATTTCCGGATCGTCCGCATCCGCTCCTATCTCCTGCAGAGTCCTGATGTATTCCTTGCCGTACTTCTGCTGTTGCTTGGTTTGCTCTATTGTCTCCATTTTTTTGAGTTGCTGATATGTCGCTACATCGAGCGGTGCCTCAGGGTCTAAGGTGACATTAGATGTTTCTTTCATCACGTTCATATCGTATATCTGATCGAGCCTGTCCAGTATTTCTGCCTGCCTCAACTCCATCATGGCGACCTTTCTGCCGAGCTTGGATTTCTCCTTGTGGGCTTCTCTGGCCTCCTGTTCTTCCCTTGTTTCTTCTTCTTGGACGTTAGCGGATTCCTCTACAGCTGGCTTTTCTTCAGCGGCTGTAGTTTCCTCGGCCTTCCCTTCCATATTTTCCTCTGACATAACTTCCCTCCTTACAGTTTCTTTTTGTTAAATTCGTTAATCCGATCCCGGATTCTGTTCAGCAGACGCATACCTGCTTTATAGTCGTGCTTCATGGTCACCAATGATTCATTCAGTTTTTGAGAACCTTCCTCTACAGTCAGGGCACTTATAAAATTCTGCAGGTGCATGTTCGTGTCCTCGATCACCATACCAAGTACATACTGCCCGATTTTCGTTTCCATGGCCTCAACAAAGGGAGCCTCCCTTGCCAGATACTCAAGAACTGCCTTTGCGTTGCGTCCGTACTGTTTAACATACTGTTGTATGACCTCATCTGCTGTCATGCCACCGCCTCTCTTGTGACCGCCTCAGCCTGTGATTGCGGTACACCGCTTTGATTGCTTGCTGATACACCCTGCTCTTCTACGTTCGTCACCCCTTCTACGGGAACAGTCTCGTCGAGCAGATCTCCCTTGAACTTATCAAACTCCTCACCCATATTTTCCAGCACCATTGAGGCAAACCTGTTGACAAGCTGTGATGTCTTGGGGTTATCCACCTGAGCGATATATCCGGTCATTGAGATCAGGTTCTTGATCTTGGTAGCCTTGGCGTATTCGGTCTCGATGGACTGTGACACTGGCTTGTACCAGTAATCACCGTCAGGATCAAAGTCCATAATCTTGTCCCCAAGCAGTTTCTCCGCTGTCTCCGGCTCTGCGTACTGCCAGGTCAGCTGTTGGATCATCCAGTACTGCTCGGTCAAGTGGGTGTTCTCAAAGGTCAGGGACTTGTAGTTTGACCTCATATTGGTTCGTGCATCAGCACCAGCTATGGCGGTTGCGGTGGTACTTGAGTCCTCAGGCAGTTGCCCCATCGTTGAGGGGGACTGAGCCATTGCGAGCTCCATCATGCCCTTAAAGAATTGAGCCATGCCAAGCGTACCCTGTATGTTGTCCGAAATAATCACTTCCTGTAAGGAGTTCACGTCGTCGAGATCGAGGGTAGCCCCGGGGTAGTAGTCGAGGGTAGCCTGATCTTCGTTGCCGAACTTCTTACGCTTCATCATCGGCATAGTGGCAAACAGTGTCCTGTCGTTGCCGATATTGACGGAATCGTTCATGCCGATCTGCAATTCCCGTGCGGCCTTGCCGTCTCCGATTCCGGTATCGTCTGTGGGATGGATGAAATGCAGTCCCCTGCCAAGCGGACGATAGGCGTTGCCATGGACGTCCCTGCACCGCTGTGGCTGAAAGCCGATCATAACGCTCATAGTTGCGTTCATGGCGAAGGTTATCAGGCACTCCACATACTCAGCGCCTTTCTTCCTCTCGCCAAGGTCGTCAAAGCCCGGCTCCACAACAAGGGGATATCCGTCTCCATCCCGTTCCTTTACCACAACCCAAAACTTGCCGAAGCGTTCAAGGCGGTCAAAATACTTTGACGGCGATTCTTTCGGTTTTTCCTTTGGATTGCGTTTATTGTAGGTTTCCTTTGATGTCTCAGTCTCTGCGTCCGTTTTGACTTCTTTAAGTTTATCGAGGTTGAAGTACTCCTTCTGATCTGCTTCCATTTCAAGATCATCAAGCGTGACTTCGCTCCGGAGGATTATCCATTTCTTGTCCTGCAGGGAGTAGACATAGGTGTTATCCATAAATACGTTACGGGGGTCTAATACGTCGTAATTGTAGCGGTCTTTCACCACCTTCGGCACCATGACCTCTATCATGACTTCCTCTACGGCAGGCTCCTGATCTTCAAACAGGAGTGGATCTCCGTAAATGTCCCTTGTTTCTGAATACCTGAGGTCCGGCTGTTGCTCCTTCACCAGCTGTACGTCCTTCTCCCACCAGTGACGGGTCACAACCTCACCGTTAAGGTAGTTGAGCATTCTGCCTCTCATGTACTTCTGGTAGTGGTGCAGGTGTCTCTGGTTCAGCGTGCGGTTAATCAGGCGTTCCGAAGCCTGAGCCGCCGGAGCCTTACGATCACTGCCGATATAGGTCTCCACGAAGTCCCTGCTCTGGAAGTACTGGTTTGCGTCTCCTGATGCCTGGCTGATAATCTGTGAAAAGAATTGCGGTATGAATATATCCGAACGCCAGTCAGCGTTCTTTTCAGTGCGTTCGCACTCAAGCATGTCAAGGATGCCTTCAAACTCGGCGGTATCAAAGGTTTTGTTCTCAAGGCTCTTGGAATATTCAGAGTCTATAACTATTTTCTTGACACGTTTTTCTTGTTCTTCAGTAGCCATCAGGCAACCCTCCCCTGAAAGTAGTGGTCTTTATGTCTCTTGACAGGTTCTGCACGGCGTGGTCTTGGCTTAAAGCCCGGGTGCTTGAGCAGTCCCTCGATTACCATGCAGAAGTGCGAGAATTTCTGTTGTGGTGTTTCCTTCATTTCCTTTGTCTGGTTTGCAACTGTGTTCGCCCACTCCTCCATACGCCAGTTTTTCAAGGACTTGGCCGTTAAAGGGCAGGTATTCAGTACCCACATCGTAGGCAGGTACTCCGTTCTGCCGTCCTTGACTACCTTATTATTAAAAGGCGTGCCGACTGCCACGGAGTTCTTCAGGCGTGTACGGATTGAATCTCGTCCAACCTGACTTTTCGTGTCCCACGGCATCCATCCGGCAGGCTTGCACATATCCTCTCTGGCGAACATGGAGAAGATGCGGTTCAAATCGTCCATCGTGGAATATCCGGTATTGGTCTGCGTAACGGTAGCCAGAGGATCGGCGAGATTGAGGTAAAACTTGTAATCAGCCCCTATTCCGGCTATTTTATGGGAAATTTCCAGTGTTGTGTTCTTCTCAGGACTCGGGTTCAGCTCTCCCCACACAAATAATTCGTTATCGTAGGACAGGGACATACACCCGACTGCCCACGGCACCGAGGGGTGATAATCTATCCCCCTTCCATGAAGCCAGTCACGGGGGATTCCGTCAGGGAAGTAACGATCCTCGCTGATAATATGCACAGAATCCATCCAAGACTTAAAGATACGCCCTGAAATCTGCTTGAAGATGCCGTATCTGCGGATAGCCATGATTTCGGGGTGGTTTACAGCGTCTATGTCCTTGAACATTTCGTCTACCACAGCCGGAACAAG